CATTGCATCAGTGCAGGCGATTGTAGATAATGCAAGCTGGAGTTCATTTTGGGATTTGTACTGGCAATTTGATTATGGTGTGTACGATCGCGTAATTGGTGCATATGGAGGCGGGCAACAGTGGGTTAATTTAAATACAGGCAGCCCATATACCGACTTTTACTGGACATTAAACGAGCCTGTAACTACTAGAACAAATGATGCTTCTATTATGAGCGGGGCTACATTGGGACGATGGCGTTCAGTGCGATATGCGCTTAGTGGTAGGAACCAATCTGCTACATCTGCTAACTCTTCTCAGCCACGTTCAATAGCAATGGAAGCAGCGGTATTACCAGAGCGTCTTAAAATGTGGAGCCTACAGGTCCTAGTATCAGATGACCTTGAATTACGTGGTGGTGGTAAGCAGCGTGACGGAGCTATACGCCAACGCAACTTTTTGTTTGAGTCCCCTTCTAAGCAGATGACATTTTATGATCGCGATGGGCAGAACTACATAGTTAAAGTACAGGACATTCAATCAGTAGGTACACAACGAGGGCAATCAAGCGACTATGAAATATTTAACATTTCTTTAAGTGAACTAGTCCCAAGCACAATTACAACACCACTATTCTCTTGGGATACAGGATCATGGAATCGTGGACAGAGGTATACTACATAAGGAGTTATTATGGGTGCAACATATTCAGGCATTTCATCTGTCACTGCAGGTAGTGTCGCTACAACAAGCAACTTAAACCAATACAAAGAAGTATTAGAAGGCTCACGAGACTTCGTGCCTCTGCTTTGGGCAACCGATAATAATAATATTGTTATGCGTATTGGTGATGCAGCAGGAGTTAACTTCTTTGACATCCAAGATTCAGGTGGAGTAAGCAAATTTAGAGTAGACAGTGATGGGAATATTACAAGCACTGAGGCTCTTACTTCTACCCGCCTTGCAAGGCTAGCTGTGGATGTGACTAGTGCTACTACTGTATTGGGCGACGTAGTAGGTATGTCATTCTCTATTGGTGCGAGTGAAGTCTGGACAATGCAGATGTTTGGCATGTTCGATGCCGCTGCTACACCTGATATAAACGTAGCCTTTACAGGTCCTGCTGGATGTGCAATGACATGGGCACACACGGGCGATGCAGCATTAAATGCTACAGGAAGCACAACTATTAATGTTCCTGTTGCAATTGGTGGGGCATGGGCGCTATCAGGACAAGGTGCAGGTACTATATTCGCTTCAAGTTTCACGGGAACTATTATAAATAGCACAACCGCAGGCACAATACAGCTTCAGTTCGCAGCCAATGCTGGCGGGAGTGCAACACTAAAAGCAGAAACGCATATTATATTTACGAAAGTAGGTTAACAATGGCAAATAGTAGCAAAGATCAGAAGTGGATTCAGAAGGCAATCAAGCGGCCAGGAGCATTCAAAAGTTCGGCAGAGAAGGCGGGCATGAGTACCAAGGCGTTCGCGAATAAGGTAACAGACAACCCTTCAAAGTTTTCTAAGCGCAAAAAAAAGCAAGCCTCACTAGCTAAGACTCTTATGGGAATGAAGAAGTCCTAAATGCCGTCTACATATAACGGGTCACGGGGATGGATGCCTGACGTAGACCACATAGGTACTACGATGTATGGCTATAGTGATGTGCCGCCTGAGACAATGGAACCTATAGCTGTAATTAACCACATCATGCAGGGCTATGCCCAAACCATGATTGAGTGGGCTACTAATAACAGTATGGAGAAATCAGCTCACTTTATTATTGACCGCAAGGGGAACATCACTCAGACCGTTTCAATCTATTCTCCTGCATGGCACGCAGGGCGGATCGCAAAGGTTACGTGGGACTCTATGCCAATAGGGAATAACCCTAACAAATACACAGTAGGTATTGAGCATGAGGGATTTAGCGTAGACCCAGGATACGGCTATGACTACATCTATAAGCATGAGTGGCCTGAGGAAATGATGAAGGCATCTGTTCGGGTACACTCGTGGATACTTAGTGAACTTGGGCTAGAGGCTAATGATCAGACAGTCATCGGTCACAATGAGACTGATGGTGTGAGTAGAGCTAATGACCCAGGGCCTGCATGGAGCAAGGATGTATTACTCTCCATGATTACTGGAAGTGAGCCAGTTCCTACAGTCATAGCTAACAAAAACATTTTAGAAAAACGTATTGATGATCTTGAAACTCGTATAGAATTATTAGAAGAACGGAACACAATAGAGTCAGGAGATATTTAATGGGTAAGGGAACTAAAAAGAAAAAGGGACGAGGATACTAATATGTTATCTGAGCAAATGAAGGACACCCTTGAGCGTGCAGTAAGCACAGCAGTTCAAACAGGTGTCTCCTTAGCTATTGCGTCTAACATGGCTGATGGGTTCGATATAGATACAGTGACTGTGATTATTACGTCAGCTCTAGCCGCAGGACTATCCGTTATTAAAGGACAGGCTGCAGCACGTATGGGTATGGGTGATGACACCGCAGGGTTAGTCACATTAAAGAGAGATTCTAAAGGCAGGTTTGTATCTGCTAAGAAGGGTAAAAAATAATGGATCGTATGGAACGAAGTCTAAACGTAAAGGCCGTAGCTGAAGCTACGCTTGCATCAGAGGCCATTGCTACTGAGGAAGCCGCAGCAAAAGAACCTGAGACTAAGGCACCTGTCGCTAAGAAGAAGACATCTTCTAAGAAGAAGTCTTAGGTTTTCTTCCCGCCCCAGTATTCCTTAGCGTTGCCTGAGCTAATCAGTGCATCGTTCAGGGACATCCCGTCACACATGAGGGTGCCAAGTATGCGCCCGTATTTCCCTTTTCCTTTTTCGTGGGACAACAAGACAATCTCATCAGCGTCGGAAAGTATTTTTGCTGTGAACTGACTAGCCTTAATGCCTGCTTGTTTCTCGATGGGGTCTCGGGTTCTTTTCTCTGGTGTATCTACACCTGCCAGTCTTATGCGCTCGCTACGTAGCCAGACACCAAACCCTAAGTCTATGTCCACATCTACGGTGTCCCCGTCAACGACTCTAGTGACTGATACTTTGTATTGGTACAGGTTCTCCGTCATAACAACTCCAAGCCTTGAATCCCATTGACTTCCACACTACATACGCAGCTTGTGCATTGTCTGCAGCGTCTAGTAAATTATACAGCTCATGTAGCTTGGGCCAATACGATATGTTTATCTGATAGATTCCTAGTGACACGCCTAAGTCGAGGTCGCCTATAGCAGTCTCCTCACCACCTGACTCACACAGCATGAGTGCATACAGGAATTGGAACGGGCGGTCATCATGTATCCAGGACTCATCCTCTATCTCAATCATCTGCGCAGTGATGTAACTTCGCCAACTAGTCTGAGCTAGGATGAGCCGCAGGTCCCACTCAGAGAGAAAATCTGTCTGTTTAATGTATTCAGGTGTGTGTTGAGTCGTATTTGGTAGAGTGATAGCCCCTATACCAGCGTCTGGAGGCGATTGTGGGGCAATTAATATTACGGGAGTGGGCAATGGGACGGGATTATAGGACACGACATACTCTGCGGGGAGGAGTGCAGGGGCCAGAAGAAAGCCTGTGAGTACCAGTCCTGCTAGGATTGCCTTACGCATTATTGAACTTTGACAGGTCGTTCCACGTTACCAGTGCTCGTGAATGATTGAACTTTTGTAGTCGCTGTGATGACAAAATCCGCAGAGTCTATGCCTGACCCTGAGCCTATGACACTCGACTGAATGGTTAGCTTGCCAGCCTTGATGTTATCTAGGTTCAATCCTGCACCAAACGCCTTGATGTTACTGAGCGTAAGCGTCCTACATTGTGAGCTTGCAGTGATGGTGCTCAGGATTATTCTATCGTAATCACCATTGGACACGGCAGGTACACTAACTGTACCTCTGGTGGACTGCACGACTATGTCTAGTACTGCGTTGTTTAATGTAGGTGACACACTTAACCCGTCAGCTATATTATTAGTCAAGACTAGCTCGTATATCTCACTGTTTTCTAGTGAGAGTGCAGTAGCCACTACGTTTGAAATAATAATCTCATCACACTCAAGCCAATAACCTGTGGCTCCAATAATCTGAATGGCATCAGTTAGACCAGAA